CATCATCGCGACAGAAGGCGGAATCCAAAGCAATTGGCCCGTTTCTTCATCACGCGTTTGTACCCATGGATAGAAAGTTGCACCGTATGAAGAGTCAATTCTTCTATCGCTTAAGGAGCGCGCGGCGCCGAGTGGCGTTGTACCGCGTGTTTCTGTAACATCACTCTTATATGATTCGTGCGATGGGATATAGACATCTGGCAAGTCAATAAGAGCCAGTGCATCGCCACGTTCTTCGCAAACGTCAATGGCGTGACCAGTAAGAGCTGGCAGTGTCAATCCGGGAACCGTAAGAATGTTCATATCTGCATATTCTGGATCGGTGATGGTGTCAATGGCACGGCGGTACGTATGATATACATAACTGTTATCTTCCGTAGAAGTACCATCGGTCATCAACGAGTTAGCTAATGGATCTGGAACTGTAATGTCAAATCCGTCAAATCCACCCCAGAAGTTCGCTGTGAACCTATCGTAACCAGCATTCAGCAAGTCTGTATACGATGAAGAAGACTTAGAATCGCCAAGTTTACGTGAACCAGACTGATAACCGTAATATGATGTAATATCATCCATTGAGAAGATATGTGACCAAGCGGCGACACCGTTAGTTGCATATGCGCCGTTCGTAGGGTCGTCTGCAATGCCCGAGTACCACAGTTTTGCATAATCCTGAAGTCCTTGCGAGGCGCGGGTTGAGGTAGAGGTTCTTGCGGAGGAAAATCCAAAATAAGCGTTAGTTGGATCTTTAAGTCCGCCATCTGAAGCTGAAACTCTCAAAGAAGCGCTTGGAAAGACGAATGAGCCAGTCATGCAGTTTGTTGTCAAATCGCCGGCGGCTGGTGCTCCCAAGGCGCCGGAAACGAGAGGTCCACCTGTTTGTTTAGCCAAAGATGTAGTGTTGATCTTATCAGCCAACAACTGAACTCCACCAAGCATGAATGCACTGACACCCATTGCGGCCGTACCGCCGAAATCTGAACCAGAGAAAGGCTGTGTGATTGGGGTAGGAGGACCGTAATAGCCAAATGGCAGTAGGGTGTTAGATGGCATTGCGCCGGCGGCTACATCAGCATTTAAGTCAACGTATACATATTTTGACAAATTCGGATAATCGCCATATGAACGAAGTCTCTTGTTTGTAGCATCCCACTTGTTATATTGAGTACCGATTTTACGTCCAACAAAGTTAGGAGACTTGGGATTCAAGTTGCAGTTATCAAAACGTTCAAGAATGACAACTTTCTGATCAGTATCGTGAAGTTCTCGGATAACAACCGAGAAAGAGCCGTACTCACTGTTCTTGGAGGTTGATGCTCTAATTCTTTCAATTGACACTTTCGCATTGTTACTTAACCACTCGCCATGCCCGCGGCCGACCAAACGGAATAGTTTTTGGGCATTCTGCGGCTCGTATTGTCCACTGTTACCGGTGTCTTGTCCGATAAACCAGCCTGCAACTGCTTCGCGGGAAGCTTGTCCCTTCATTTTTGCTGGGTTGTACGACGTGTCTGCAGCACCGATGCCGCCGACACCAAGAGGCATCAAAACTCCGACCAATTGACCGGTATGCTTTCCAGCAACACGAAGGAACTGCTCATACGACTCGCCAAGCCAATAATCTTTCTTCAGAGATGACGGGTAATATAAAGAAGCGCTCTTGTTTGCCAACTGTGGGTTGGTGTTAAATCTTTTGCGGATAAAGTTTTCGCTTCCATCATCAAAGTTAAACTTGACTGTCTCCATTTGTTTAGATCCTGAAATGGTGACAGCAAATAATCCGTTAGCATCGGAAGCAATTGGCACACCGCAACCTTGTACCAGATCAGCGCGGGCTGCGTCCTTACCGGGATAAATTGTGCCGCTAAGGTAGATTTCGCCCTTTGAGGTGCCATCAGCACCGCCGTTCATTACATACCATATGGCGCCAAGATGACCTTGTCCCATGGTGGCTGAAAGCGAAGAGCCTGATTCAAACACAAACAATCCAAATGCTCCACCGTTAGTAGCAACGGCGCTAGTGGGGGTTCCATCGGTTTTCCAGCCGGCTTGTCCCGCGTCACCAGAGGCGTTTGAACTTTGTTGCCCTAAAAGACGAATATATGTGAGGGGAGCCACATTCGCACGAAGGAAAGCCTTTGCAGCATATGTGCCGTACATCGGAGATTGAAAGTTTCCATCGCGGGCGACGTCGCCGCCTCCCATTCCGGGCACTGTATTACCGAATGTTGTTACATAATCCGAATAAGACCCAACTTTGATTGGCTGCATTGCCAATCCTCTTTCTGAACGACCAATAACCACTGGCCCAATGTTTTCTGCATCTTCTGGGAAAAAGGAGTTATCAATCTCGTTGATAAAGACTCCCGGAGATACAAATTTAAAATTCTTTACTGACATTATGTGTCCCTCTCTATAGTATAATGCTCTAAATGCTTGCGCAATCAAAAATAAATAGTATTTTTAATTCCAAACACACTTCAGGAAGTGTTTTAAGAGCCAAAAAAATCAGGATCACCGGGTCTTGGCACTCTTTCGGTGGGGTAGCTAACCTCTACAATGTTTTCATCAATTCTGACAATCGGGCGGTCATCATTCTTGCCTTCGCCCATAAGATACCCCAAAACCCTTAAACTAATTTCAGATGTAAATAATCGCGCGTCTTCATTTAAATTAGAAACGTTATTGTTGTGTGTAAAGCTCTGATCTATAAAAGCTTCGTATAGGTGACCGTTTCTTTTCATAACAAAGGCGTTTATTTGACCCGTTTTAGTAATAAAGGGTGCCATAAGATCATTCATTTGCTGTTGATACTCTGTTTTAATCACAATCTTGTAATCTACGTTAATGTAAACAGGGATAGGAATAGATAAAGTTTGTACAATAATTTTTTTATTTATTCTGCGGGTGTTTTCTTGGTTAGCCGGCAAATTGCTTCTGTTGCGATTCGCTTGAGCAACGGCAAAGTTGCGAGTCTTATCTTGTTTTATACGACGACCAATAACCATTCTGCCCGTTGTGCCATTAAGGGCGCCTTTTTTATTTTTTGGCTCGCCGGTTGAAGAATATAGGTGGGCTTGGAAACCTCCCTTTCTGGCTGGATCTTTTACGATGTTAGTACGCTCTACGCTTATGATTGGCAAAGTAAGGGTGCCATTATCATCTCTCAATTCTTTTTTATTTTTAATTTGAAACGATCTTTCGGGAGTTTGCCACAAAACAGGCACCGATGTAAACCCCTGATTGGTCATGGCGCGCAAAGCTAAATCTTCTTTCATCCAAGACATCACAGAATAATCGATATTCTCTATATCAGACGCTAACATACCAACTTCTTTTAAAGTAAGGCTGTCAGCCGCGTCAGGCAATTGTGCAAAATCAAAATTATCAGGTAGCATCAAAAAGTCCCTTTCTTGCTCGTTTGCATATTGCAGCAATTTCGAATGTTTCGTCTACTTGACCAAAAAGCTTACGCGGCTGCGAAAGTTTTGTGATCTCATAGTAAGTATCGCCATATAAAACAAAATCACCCTCTCTCACATATACATCCTGATCTTCTTCAAGTCTACGCTTATGAAACTGGACTGTGATTTGGGAAATCTTGTCGATTCCAGCATTTTCCATGTAGTGCGTAGATTCATCATCAAATTTAACAAGAGCGTAAACGCGAATTGGGGGCAAAAAGGTCTTTTTCAAAGCTTCGCCGTACATGTCATGGAATTGGGTTGTAGCCAGATCAATCGAATAATACAATATCTGCTGTCCAATTACCTTTTCGACAAGCTCGTCGTTAACCTGTTTAACAAGATCACGCTCTTTCTTGCCCAAAAACAACGGGGGAGGTGGAGCGCTAGGTTTTGACCAATTGTTATCGTCTGACATTTACTCTCTCCTATCCCACAAATATTGGCAATGGTGATCTTCTTAAAGTTTCCTCCGCTGCGGTAGCCTTTTCTTGGTCTTTCTTGGCCAATTCTGGGTATTCCACCTCTTTCAGCACCTCTGCTAACTTATCTTTAAGTTGCTGCTGCTCTTCTTTAGCTTGGCTAAGCAATTCTGAGTGATTTAGCGTAACAGACTCACCCGGGATCGGAATAGTAGTAAACTTGCCGCGTATTTGTCCCAACATTTCTTTACAAAGCGCTAATGCGTACTTTCTGATCCACTGCTTACCTATTGCATTAATATTTTCATAAGGAATATTCTCAAATGGTAATGTATTGAGGTTGTTGATCCCTTCGATACCAGTGTCGATGTCGCCCTCTTCTTCAAAAACGCTCGACTTAATTCTAAATTTAAACCAAACTCGATCAAGATAGCCAGCAAAGTTATCGCTACCTCTTGGAGTTGGGTACAATCTCAGCTTGTTATTGATGATTTCATATGAATAATGCGAAACTCTCGTATATAACGAATCTTCGTACATAATGGCTTGCAATTTATTTTGCCAAGTTGGTACGATTTCAAAAGTTGTATCGTCGGCGTACTGGCCATATGTGTTATAGTTACCGACTACGCCGATTCCACCATAATAGCCGTAAAAGCGCCACATTGCGATCGGTGAGCGATAATATACCTTGTCAACGATAATCCTCTTATCTGTAACCTTTCCTGCATACGGTATTGCATCTCCATTGTCGTTAACGCCCGATGCGGATGAACTAGAGATAATTGTTTGCAAATCATAGTCTTGCTGGTTTTGTGTTGTAGTGAAAGAAGCGGAATATATCGTGGTCGTGCCACCAACACCAGCCATCGTTGACATACCGTCGCCAATCCTGTTAGTGTAATTGGCTTCGACACGGGGAAATCTAAGACTAGCACTCGCAGGACCCGAAGTGCTCTGCCCTAAATGGTTGAATGTACCAGTAACATTCCCAAGTGCGTCCGATATGACGTTCTTGCCTTGGTGAAGGTTGAATATGTACGAATACTCTAAGACTGCTTCTTCATAGGCCGCATAAACGTTAGCTGGGGTAAGCTCAATGTCAACAACATCGCCGCCAAGCTTCTTATAGACATAGGCGACCTGATCGGAGGCACCACTGCGGAACGCTGCGGAGCCAGTGTACATCCCAAAAGGCACAGCATCTGATACCAACTCTGCTGAGCCGGTTGATGTTAATATAATTGCACTTGTTTGCGATTTCGGACTTAAATTTGTAGGCACGCACGGACCCTCCTATTAGGTAAATAGTTGATCGTATCCAAAGATAAAGACTTATGCAATATATTTACGAAGTCTTCTTGGTTGCCTTGGTTTTTACCGTCTTTTGGGGCTTTGTTGCCTTTTTAGCGGTTGTAGTTTTAGGCGTTTTTGCTTTTAAAGTCGAAGTTGTGCTAGTTTTGGTGTTTTTAGCCACTTTTGTTGTTTTTGGTGTCGTTTTGACCTTCGTTTCAACTGCTTCTGTTTTTAAAGTCTCGGTGATGACCTCTTCAGCCTTAATAACAGGCTCTTTAACAACATTTGTTGTACTTTGAATGGTATTTGCTTCTTGTTGGGCCCGGGCTCTTGCTTTGAGCTTTAAAGCCAATCTTCTACGTGGGTGCATGATATATCCTCTCTATAAAACATGTAACACTAAATAGTTGCAAAATAGCAAAAGCGAAAATCTGGAAAAATAGGCGCCGAAATTTTTTGGCAGATCGTCATTTTTGAAACTCAATTCATAATAGCAATTTGTGGTGAATAACTACTTTTTCTGTCAATTCGTCTATTGTTATTGAAGCCTGCTGCAAAGTCTCAGCTAGCATTATTATTGTATTTTCAATATCCGATAGTCTTTGATCTATTTCCGATAATCGAGCGGAGAGTTCGTCGTCTTCTTTAGTCATACTTTAAATAGTAAAAACCCCCAAACCAAATAGGAAAGGGGGAAAATATAAATATTATTTTTAGTTATCCATTACGGAGTAGAGAAAGCCCAAGCACCAGTTGCATCAACATAGGCGTGACCTTCGACATGCCAAGTATTTGCAGCTACACACACAAGTTTGAACCATGTTCCAACCATAGCTGTTTTGTTAGTGCCGTGACCCGGCGCGTTAAGACGGGTGTTACCCGAAGTGGCGCGCTTGAGCACGTTTTCAACGCCAGCAGAGCTACGATCTTTTTGGCAAATATAACTTGTAGTACTAAACGAATCACCAGACGCGCAGTTAAACTGCAAGTCGTTACTGGTACATTCAGTACGAACGATAAAGTTGTACTTTGTACCAATAACCGCTGACGGTAATGTGACAACAATACCAGCTGCGCGGTGAAGCTCAACTGTAGCTCCATCTTGAGCTTGTGTCAACGTTGCTGTTGCAGCATTAAGTGTAACCAGAGTGCTAGTCCACCCGGTAGCTGCCTTGATGTGAGATCCGTTCATGTTGAGATCTCTCTTTAAATTTTCTAAAAGAGCCTCGGTTCTAGCGAGACCTATTCTTTTACTTCCCATAGTTTAAAACCCTCCATTTATAATCATGTTAAAAACACAATAGGAGAGACAGGCTAAGCCTGCCTCGCCATAAATAGTTTTCCTATACAAGAAGACCCCCGCCTTTTTCAAGGCGAGGGCTTTCTGTGTTGTGTTTAGCTTGGTTTTTTACCAGATATATGCTAAAAGCTTATATATCAGGACTTGCCAGCTTCACCCAAGAGTCCGCGGACGATAACAAGACCGTACATATCAGGACGCACCATCTTCTTCGCATAACGAGTCATCACGCCCTTACGAGGCACGAAGTCTTCTGGTCCGAAGATAGTAGGTGTGGTTTGCAGTGGTACATATGGAGCGTACACATATCCGCTTTCAAGGAAAGAGGAGCCGCGACGGCCAACAAGAACCACGTTGCGGAGGAAGTAAGGATCAACGATAACGTCGAACTTCTTGCTCAGCGAACCAACATTGACTGCACCAACAGTACCAGTCTCAGCATCAGCAGTTACGTTAGCACGATATCCAGCGGTGAACTCAAGGATGTTGGCAACTTCAGGTCCAACGACGATGAAGTTAGCGCCACCACGAAGAGTCTTGCGGTGAATTTGTGCAGACACATCATTGATAGTTTCAACAAGTGTCTCGTACCACTCGGATACAGTACCGGTGAAGTCAGGAGCAGCAGAGCTAGCACCAACTTCAACGCCGTTCACCTTGTCTAAGAAAAGACCGGGTGCACGCGACCAGTAGTAGGTAGCTGCAGTAGCACCGTTAACAAGATCAGCAACAATCTCACGATCAATTTCGAGAGCAATTTGCTCCGAAAGGATGCTGGTCAACTCAACTTCTGCATCAAGGTTGTGGTAGGCGTTAAGGTCTTGACCTAACTCCGGAGTCCACTTAGCCTTGAGCTTCTTAGTTTGAGCGGTAACAGCGATGCTGTCCACCTTGATATCGATTTCTGGAATGTCAGCTTGACCTTCAAGACCCCAAACAGTGGTACCTTGAACAGAACCGATAGAGTTATCACCATTGCTGAAATCATCAGTCATTGGATATGTCCACGTTGTAGACGCGGTGATAGCATAGGTAGAAGCCAATCCACCATTTGCGCCAGCAGTACAACGAACTTCGTCGGCTGCTGAACCCGTTCTACCAACCCATGTAAGCAAAACTTGCTTGTCAGCATCAGCTTCAGCGATACCGCATGTCGAGAAAGCGCGAACATCAGACACGGCCATTGGGCGAGTCAGACGACGAACTAAACGAGCACCCGGTGAAACGATCTTAAGACCACCTTGGGCGCCAATAGCAGCAAAAGCGGAGCATGTAATCGCGGAAAGGTTTTCTTGATCAAGTTGATCAAGAGCCGAAGCCGAGATAGCGATCGTAGTATACGCGTGGGTAGCGGTTCCAGTACCGTCATCAAGAGCAAGAAGATCAGGATCATACTGAATCAACTTTCTATCAGTGTCGGTCATGCTTGGGAAGATAGCTGCACCTGTGAGAAGCAGCGATACAACACTAGCATCAGAGCCACTTGGTGAGCCGTATGAGTAACCGCGTGCAGAAGCGCGAGGACCGGAAAGGTCACCACCGCGAACATCGACAAGGTCGACACCACCGGTGATTTGCGCGCCGACACGGTTAGTACCATAAATGGACTCTCCAGCGACATTACCAAGCTTACCAGTTTGGGTGGAATCTCCACCAAGATCCGTTGAGAACGTAAAATCAAGGAAGAAGATGAGACCACTTGGGAGGCTCATAGGTTGTACAGAGACAAGATCGTTTGCGATCAAGCCTGCAAAAACGCGACGAACAATGGGGAAAGCGACAGCTGCAAAACCTTGCACGTCACCTGCGTTCATAGCGGTTGCTTCGCGAAGAAGCTCCTTAGCTTGGTTCTCAAGAAGACGAGCCATACCATTCTTGGTACGTTCGTTTCCGAGTCCTTCTAAGAGTCCAGTCTTTTCCCACTTTTGAAGTAGGGCGTGACCTTCAGCACGCATATCTCGATTGACAACCCCTTCTGACAATCTTTCAATAATACCAGCCATTTTTAATTTCTCCTTATATTAATTAATACCTGCTAGTTTCTTCATTCTATCAGCCAAGGGATCAGCGTTAACTGTTTCTTTGCGGCTGCTAGCGCGAAGAATGGAAGAGCGACGATTGATTGTTTCGCTCAGTGATTGCGGTCCACGCTTAGGAGTGGACTCCACTGTGCTTTGAAGTGTTTCAAATATTGTCTTTGCTTCCGGAACAGAACCAGCTTTAGAAATCGCTTCGGCAATCTTATTCTTTTGCCGCTCATTTAAGGAGGTATTTCTTAACACACGGTTCGTGTATAATAAACGAGCATTTGAAAGATTAACGTCAGTGACGCTCTCCTTTAACTGCTCAACTACGTTTTCGTAGTCTTGAAGCTTCTCTTTGAGTTGGTTATTTTCGAAAACCACCTCTTCTTGAGCTTGTTTCAAATCTTTTAATTCTTTCTGAGGGTCGGTGTCCGTTCTATCGTCCATTCCACGACCCAAATAAGAATCTTGTTCAAGTGATGTAGACCTGCGGGCTGCGAGTTCTTTTTCCATCTCGTACATCTTGTCTTCGGCTCTACGGCCTGCCCAACCTGAGAGGTCAGCGCCCATATCTACGGTAAGTTTTTCCATGACTGCATCGATAAGTGAGTCTGCGTCATAAGATTCACCAAAACCTTGCGGTCCGGGCGATGACGGCTGCGGGTATTTTCTTGCCATTTCTTTATCTTTAGCTACAGTAGGTGAATCTTTTAGACACTTGGGGTGGTCAGGATTTGCTTTGCAAAATGCGCGATCTTCAGCTGCATTCATATATCCCTGCGGTTTTGTTTTGATTGGTTTTCTTGGATCTAATTCCACTTTGCCTTCTTCCAACTCTTCTTCAGACTCATCTAAGTCAAAGTTTTCCATGACGGCAGCAACAAGCGCAGAAAGATCGAGTTCTTCGTCGACTTGGTCGTCGCCAAAAGCTTTATCGGCTCGATTTTCTTCATAATCAGAAACTTCTCCGTCATCATCCAAATCAGCTTTTTCAAGATCTACTTCTTCATCAATTGAATCAGAATCAATCTCTTCTTCGAGCTTTTGCAGTGCTTCTGCTAATTCATCAAACTTGATTGTAATTTTTGCTTTATCCTCTTCGTCTGGACACGCACACAACTCATCACCATCAGTGGCCGCGAGAGGCACATCAACATCGGCGTCAGGCGCGGGGGCGGTGCCAGCCATAGGATCCATTCCCATATCCATACCACCGCCAAGACCCAATTCGTCTTGTTCGAGTAATTTGTTTAGTGTTTCTTTAACTTCATCCGAGTATTTTTCAACAATAGTGGATTCGGCGTTCTTTAAGGCCGCCTCCTTAAGCGCCTTAGCGTCGACAAATGCTTGCTCAAGTAAAGATGACATGTATTAAACTCCTAAATAAAACAGTAATTCACTGTAAATAGTGCTGATAAATTCAAAAATCCATTTTAATACATTGGTTACCAAGTGCTAATAGCAACTCTTTTCCAAGTATCGGTCGCAATACAAATATAAATATAGTTTGCGTCCCATCTAATTTCGCCTGCTGCGCCAGTGTCGCCAGCGCTTGACGGTGTGCTAGAATTTCTAATCCTAATGCTGTTACTGTTAACATCTAATTTGGCCGCAGGGTCGTTTGTGCCGACTCCAACATCGCCGGAGACAAAAAGATCGCCACTTCCGCTTACATAAAATGCTGGATCGTGCAAATCACTTTTAGCGCTAATTAATTTTTCAACACCAGAGCCGCTAGCGTTCAAAACAGCGTCCAAATGAGCGCCGCCGCATGCAACTTTTCCTGAACCAGATACAGCAAAAACAACTCGATTGTCTGATGCTTCTGAGCGTTGACAAAGGACCATGATTTTATTGTTTTCAGCCTCTTCGAGATCACCCGATGGTCTAATAGCCAACATTCCAACCATGCCGGTGCCCTTGTGATCTCCAATCGCAACATTTGCTTCTGAACCGGTGGCATGGAAACCAAGAGAACTGCTAATATAGCTTGTTGCATTGATTCCGCCAATAAGTTCGATGGCTCCGTTGCCGGCCGGAACTGTGTTGACTTCTTGCAATGTGATTCTATCAAGCGTGGCATTTGTTAATGTTGCAGTCGCTGATGAAGATAGGACGCCTTCGGTAGAAACTGTAGTTTTGCCGTTTCCAACTGTTACGACGCCCATTGCCTGTAGTGTGCTTGAAGCAGAGACAGTGCCAGCCGTAACTTGGTCTAGCGTAGCGCTGGCCAACGTCGCAGTTACAGATGAAGAAAGAACACCCACATTAGATACAGTTGTTTGGTTTTCTTTTCCAAAGTTTGTTGGTCCCACAAGATCAACTACGCTTGATGCAGACAACGTTACAGTGGTAACACCGCCAACTGTTGCATTAAAATTGGTGGCATTAACAGCACCACCAAATGTTCCAATACCCGCAGAACTGAGAGTAAACGCGTGCGGCACTGTATCACTTTTAGCGTGCATCAATGTTTCGGCATCAGATCCGCTAATATTAAAAACGCCGGTTAAGTTGGCGCCACCGACAGCAACTTTACCGGAACCGGTTACAGCTAAAACGGTACGGCCGTCAGTGCCCTCAGAACGCTTAAATAAAGCTAAAATTTTATTGTTCATCGCTTCGCCAGTGCCTTCGCCCGGGCTAACATTGAGCATAATAGCGTTTGCCGAAGAGCCGCGGCGGGCACCAACGGAAAGATGTGGATCTGAGCCTGTAACGTGAATTCCGACAGAACTAGATATATGTCCAGCAACAGACACCGTGTTCGAAGTCAGCGTCATCAAATCGATATCGGCGGCGGGACCAATGGTGCCACCATCGTCAACCACAACTCCCTTACCTGAAAGACCCAAGGACGCAGATAAGTCACCGACAACGGCACCAACAGACAATCTATCAAGGGACAACTTGTGAATAGAGTTCAGGAGTCCGGAACCTGAGACAGATCCAGAGAACTGTCCATTTTTAATGGTCGCATCCCCAACCGTGATTCGATCTAATGTAGCGTTGTTAATTGTGGCCGTGGCGGACGATGAGATGACGCCAGCTAGCGATATAGTAGTGTAATTATCGTACCCAAATCGTGTAGTGCCGACCAGATCCGTCTGACCCGAAGCAGACAACGTGGTAAACTTACCAGAACTTTGGGCACTATTACCAATAGTTGTGCCATCAATAAGTCCGTCGCTAATAGTAGCATTTCCGACTATTATGCGATCCAATGTGGACTTGTACACGGTATGTGCAGCAGATGAAGAAATAATTCCTATATTGGAAACGGTGGTCTGGTTCCCTCTTCCGAGGTTTATTGGACCCACAAGATTGACTGTGCTAGACGCAGATAATGTTGATGTGAAAAGCGCCCCTGCCGTAACAGCTGCATCGTTTACTGTCACTCCTTGCGCATAGAATCCAGATGCAGAGACATTCAAACTAGCTGAAATGGCGCCGCTTACTGCAATTTTGTGGTCTGGGGTGGTGTTCCCACCAATAGCCAAGCTGCTTGTAGTATAAGCGTTTGATGCATTGATTGCGGTGAGAATTCCGGGTGACGATACTCCAGTTAAACCAGAACCATCACCAGTAAAACTAAGTGCTGAGACGCCCAATGACGCCGATACTGTGCCGGCTACGGTAAGAGTGTGGGGAATTGTTGTAGTTCCAATTCCAACATTTCCGGAGTTGTTGATTGTCATGCGTTCGACAGGGTTAATGGTTCCTGACGGGCACGTCCAGAACGACATGCGGCCGGGCTTTGATGTTCCGTTGTGCTCTGAACCATCTGCCTCAACGAAAATTTTAGCAGCTACGGGCGATGTTTCTTTTGAGTGAGTACCGGTGCGTGTAGTATCGCCGCGGGTATTAAAACTAACATGTCCAATATCATCGCCGTCTACCAAATAAGAAGAACCAGTTTTAGAAATAAATATGCCGGCTTGGGCGCCACCGTCAAAGTTTGAGACAGCTAAAGGCGCCTTCAGGCGGGCTTCCACACCCATGTTGATTGAAACATGATCAGGGAGCAATGGGTTGCCGGAACCAACGGCTACTCGAAACGCTGGTACGCTGTCATTTTTTATAGCTTTAGAGCCGCTGACAACGATTCCGCCAGTCATTTCCATATTACTACCGTCAAAAGAAAGATTTGCTTCGCCATTAACTGTTGTAGAATTAACTGATGTGATAATTCTATTGTCTCCGGAGTTGTTGTAAGTTGTGATAGGGACAGAGATGCTATCGGTGATCGCTGTTTTGATCTGGCTATAAGTCAAGTTTTTAATTGAATCGCTGTCACTTGAGTCTGCAATAATAAACTCGTCGTTATTAGATGGGCCGCCGCCCTTATTGGTTGTGCTGGCTGCATCTACTTGCAAAGTCTGACCGGTGAATTTAAGCCCACCATTGGATGCTGTCAATACTTGAACACCTTGTCCGTCGACAATGATACCGGTTCCGCCTGTAACTTGCAACTCTGTGTTTTCTACACTACTGGACATTCCAATGCCCAATGAGATAAACGAAGCTGACAATTTGTTAGCGCGGCCAGAATCATCGGTAGCTGCTAAGTGATCGGCATCTAGTATAATATTAGTTAAGCCATGAGCAGAACCGGAGAATGTTGAGCCTGTTACGTGTTTGGTCACTCTCAAGTTTCCACCGGAGTCGACCATGACTGTAGCTTCTGCATTTAGCGTTCCATCAGCATTAGAAGTTAGGACGCGGTTAGCCGCGTCATTATCAATCAAAGATTTTAATGCCCTAACTTCGCCATCGGCCGTAGTATCCCAAAAGGCGCTTGCGGATACGGTGCTAGTAAATGTTTTTACTCCCCCGACCGATTGATTTCTCCAGATATCAACCAAACTTTCGACTGATCCGGTTGTTGAATTAGAGAATTCTACTCTTCCTTTAATGATGTTATATGCCATAGTTGCGGTACCTTCCTCACACTAAATAGTACGAAAAAAAGGATGCCCCCCTTTCGAGGGACATCCAAAAAAGAAATTGTAAAACAATCTCGGCCTAGTAGATTACCCACTTGCCATCAGAGTTAGAATAAATCAACGACACAGCGCCGTGTTCTGACTCGATAATTGCTTGTGAGAAGCCATCGATCTCATCACCATTTCCAACCGAAGAGGAAATTTTGACGAAGTTAGTGACAGTAACACCACTACCAGCCTTAACGATAACAACATCTCCAGCGGAACCCGAAGGAAGCACGAAGCTACAGGAACCGGTTGCAGCAGAAGTCATGTAGTTAATACCAGTACTAAGTACAGCATTGCCATAACTAGCTAGTGGAATGTGAGTAGCAGTCATGCTATCACCACCGGTGGTATCAACAGAAAGAACACCGTTTGTTGCAGTAATGCCTGTACCAGCAATTGCTGAAGCATAACTTTCGAAAGAACCAAGCTTTTGCAAGCCAGTAGCTTCATCGTGATAGAGAAGACTACCAGAGGTCAAGCCAAGGATTTCGTCTACCGTAGTAGCATTCTTGTTAATGTACATTGGCCCATTAAGTGAACCAGAGGCAAAGACAAGTCGGTTAGAGTCAAGTCTGTGAAGCGTCGAATCTCCAGAACCAGAAATTACACCAGCAGCAGAGATGCTAGCAAGATTTCCGGGACCAAAGTTAGAAGCTCCGACAACGTTCAAGGTGCTTGAAGCCGAAAGAGTGGTAGCTGAAACAGCAGCCTCGGTGGTTCCACCGATAACAGTGCCGTCGATTGCTCCGCCATTAATATCAGCATCACCAGCAACAATACGATCAAAAGTAGTCTTGAAGACAGTGTTTTCAGCAGAAGATGAAAGAACACCTTCGGCGGAAACAGTAAGTTTACCGTTACCAAGAGTCACAATGCCCATAGCTTGAAGAGTGCTTGAAGCCGAAAGCGTAGTAGCTGTAACAGCAGCCTCGGTGGTTCCACCGATAACAGTGCCGTCGATTGCTCCGCCATTAATGTCAGCATCGCCGACAACAATGCGATCAAAAGTAGTCTTGAAGACAGTGTTTTCAGCAGAAGATGAAAGAATACCAACAGCCGAAAGAGTCGTTTGGTTTTCAGTACCGAAGCGCACAGCGCCCGGAAGATCAACCTGACCAGAGGCTGAAAGAGCACCAGCAACACTAACTGAGTTAGGCGCAAGTGTCATAAGATCGGTATCGCCCGTCACGCCGACAGTACCGTTTTGCATAATTGTCAGTTTGCGACCCTTGACATCGAGAGACGCTGACAAGTCGCCGGATACGTTGACCGTATCAGAACTGAGTGTTAAAAGATCAGTGTCACCATCAACACCAATGTTTGCCGTAGCATCCAGAACAAGTCCCTTACCAGAAACAAGACCGGAGCCTGAAATTGTAGAACCACCAACTAACGCTTCCTCAAAAGTTGTTGAACCGCTAAGTCGAGTTGTTCCAAATTGAAATTTATAAGCCATTTATAAAACCCTCCATATAAAAATTGATTTTTAAATGTTAAATAATGAGGCGACGAATTCCTTAACGAAAGTCAAGAACGCATCACACCCATCGCACATAAATAGGTGTATTGGGGATTAGTAGACGTAGTACTTATTTACGCCATTGCAATAAAGCGAGAAAGATGCATAGGGCGATTCCAATACTAGTGAATTTTCGCCGTCGATTGTTTGCGAACCGGAGGCCAAAATTGTTATATTATTGGTGCCCGCGTTTCCTCCTTCGTCCTTCACAATGTATGTGTGCCCATCGGTCAGGACCGCTGCATCTGGCAATCTTAATTCGACTGCAGCACTGTTAGAATCCATTCCAATATAATAATCATCCACTGACGCTGTTATTGTGGACGTCGAAGTCCTGTGGTGATAAACAACGGCGCCCGATATGCTTAACCTATTGCCGATAAATCCAGAAGCTGAAACATTTAAACTGGCTGACATAGCACCACTGAGAGCAATAGCATGATCAGGCGCGGTCGAACCGCCAATAGCAATGCTGCTGGTAGTGGCTGCTAAATTATTAGCAAGCTCTGTGAAGATCCCGCCACCGGTACCGCCGCCGGTGCCGGGCACGTTTGTTAAAAATCGTCCATCTCCAATAAAGAAAGATGAAGATATGCCAACACTAGCTGATACCTCTCCTGTGACTGTAAGTCTGGAGCCGTTAAAAGTTAAATTAGATTGCCCAGTAAGCTTGTAAGCATCGGTGCCAATTGTTGTCAAATTGTACTGGTCCGGGCCCGAAGTGATTTTAAGAACATGTTGTAGTTCTTTTCCGTCACCCACAAACGCACTGGAAGAAATCTGACCATCTGCCAGTAGTTGACCGGGAAGTAATACGTTTCCCGATAAGACATTATACCCCATCTATATCAGCCCTCTAATATAATTATACAATTATAATTAGAAGACAAACCAATTAGAGCCATTAGAATAAAGAGATATCGCTGTCATTGATCCTGTCATTTGATAATATGGCTCCCCATCGATGGTCTCCCCATCGGTTCCTGAAAGGAAAATAGCGGCCGGAACAGTGCCTGCCACCATGCGTTCGCCGGGGAATTCATCTTTAATAATCAATACGGTACCGGTCATTGGGGCGCCCCCGACTGGAGCTGGACCGACTTTCATTGCAGCGGAAGCAGATGCGGCTGGTAATCTAATTTCAACCGGGCACTGTCCCTTGACGCCTATGATGTAGTCACCGATTGAAGCAGATGCATATGTCACAACACCAACGCCGCCGGAGACTGATGTGTATGCATATCTGACAGATGCATGATGAACAGATTGACTTTGGTGCACAAGAACTTCGTATATTGCATTTGATGCATCGGAACTAATAAGAAGAGAACCCGTTCTGGCGTGCTTATCGCCGGCTGTATCTCCAAAAAATGTAGAACCAGTGGCGTCAATTCGAGTAATAGACTCGTAGTGAACCTGACTTGCACTGAGAGTGCCAGTAATAACCATGTTGCCTCTCAGCAACAGAGTGGATGGAGTCAAATCACCGTAACTGCTGGTGAAATAGCGAAAAAGATCGGAGCCGGTAAGCGAGTTGTTTCCAGTCAAAAACATGACGGAGCCGGTTACACCCTCAATATTAGCGTGGCCCGGATCCTCATCACAGTTTACATATGCCCATCCAAATCTTGACATATACTACCCAATCCCGTCGTAAGAACCTGACCAGCTAATTGCGTCCGCATCTAAGTGCCACTGATCTCGCGAACCTGTTGGGAAGTTTACCTTATCTGAGTGGATACTAGTCAGCCCTGCGATAACAGAAATACCCATATGGTGGTTAGAGTCGGTTGCGTGCGGGGCGGATCCCCCGCTAACATACAGCCTGTTTATCTTAACCTCTAGACGCTCGCTCTTAGAGCCGCTAGGTATAGTAAAATAGTTGTTGTTGGTCGGGTCAAAAGCGTTAGGACCAAAACCAACTCTTACTGGCTCTGAGCCTCCATTGACAATCTGTACCCACCTAGTAACATATGGGAAATTAACCACTTGCTGATCGGAGGTAGCATTAATACCTCCCGATGCAAAGGGTCGACCACTTGTTTGAAAGGCGGGAACATGATTGATGCCGACTCGCATGTTCCACGATGGGTCTTTCCAGTTTGACATATTAAATCTCCAAAATTTGTATCATTCGTAGTAAATAGTATCTAATTTTTTCTTCTACTACGTTTTTCTAACAGTCTTTTTTTCTTAAGTTCCTGTCTTTTTCTTTCCCGGGCCGCGCGTTCGCGCTTATCACGCTTCTTTTCGGAAGGCTTTTTGTATCGTTGCTTGTCTTTGTATCTTTCGATAACTCTCTCTTTCTTGCATTTTTTAATGAATCTTCTAATCATCCGCTCCGTGTTGCCGCGGCATTCTTTAGATTTAACTACTACGTTACAAGCCATACTATTTCCGATTCATTCCTTTCCATACTTCTGCTGCTCCTCCCATGAGCGAACTGATATCAACACCTGAATCACCCGGAGAGCCTAAGTCCACAGAACCCTGAGATTGTGGTGACGACTCATAATTTGACATAGGGGCTGTACCCTCAAACAAATCAACACCGTTATACGCGTCTTGGCTAACAGCTTCTAAGAGCTTTTTACGATGCTCTTGCATCTTCGCGCGACTATCTTCTTGCCGCTGTTTTCGATGGCGCATCTGATGATCTTCGTCGAATAACCGATCATCTTTCTTTTGTGTTTTAGTTTCCGTAACAATATTGCCCTGCATGCCTTTGGCAACTTCTGCGACAACATTTGATAATAAACCTTCTTCGATAAGCACTTCGTGTATACACTCTTTAATTAGAGGTTTGATGACGCGCTTCAGGTCTGATTTCTTCACTTGGCCACCTTTTGTGCAATCTCAAGAAGAATTCTGCGAGTCTTTTCGCGCTTGGCTTCTTCGAGAATGATTGGAAGAAAGATTTTGTCGATGAGCCCTTCCGCTACCATGCTCATTTCCGCGGATGGTGCGGGCGCTGAGGCGGTTCCTTTGTCTTCTTTGTTTCCAAATGCGAGGATAGATTGACGAACAACGTTAACAATTCCTCGTATTATGTCATTATTTAGATTAATGCTGCCGGGTAGTCCGACTGTCCTAAGATATTTGGTTATTATACCTCTAAACTTATAAGGCGCTCCTATCTTTGCATCTGGATCTTTAATGACTGCCTGAATAAGCGCTCGGTTGATGCCGAGTGAAGGTCCAGCGGCGGCGGGAGTTTCTTCTCCAGCGGATCCGCCTTCTTCTCCAGCGGCAGGTGCGGCCTCGCCGTCGCCTGTGGCGGGTTGTGCCACGTTGGACACAAGTTCTTCAGCCGCGGCTACAACTTCAGGATCCCCTGATTTTTTTGCCTTGCCAGCGACGTCTTCAATCTTAGCAAGAAAATCTTTCTCGTTCTTAATATCACCCCAACCAACGGACTTTGCTATTCTCGCGGCGTTCTCGTCAGCGGCTGCAAACTCTGCGACTGCTGCCTCCCAGCCGTGTGTTAATCCGGGTTTCTTCTGATCGCCGCGCTTCGTCCCGCCGCGCATTCGGGCGCCTAAGTTTTTGAGAAAGTCGATCTCCCGTAGTAAATCGTTTTTTTCCGACTCGGTAAGGGTTGTCTCCTCCACTTCTTCATTCATGAATTTACGCCATGATTCCATAATCAATTTATTGCTCATCTTTTAATACCTCGTTTAATAATTCTTGGATGCGCTCTTTTCTATTGCTTTCGCGTAAATCCTTGGCCTCACGCATCATGAAGGCGCCGGGTGTTGATGGCTCTGAAACAATATCGAAACAGACCAATTCAAAATCTTCTTGAACAATTGACCTACCGTTCTGTTCTTGCACAGAACCGGTCCCGCGGGACGAAATGCCGATGGCACATCCGCCATCAACCAATGCGCGGAGTGTCTTGCCTGCAGGTGTGTCTAGCACTTGAATTTTACCCATGACTTTGTTACCATCCATCCAAATGTTGGTAACTTTGTGGGACACAAATTGCAAAGAAACTTCCACTTTATCGGGATGATCTAGTTCACCAAGAGCACGGCCAGATTCAACCAACTTGGCATACTTCTTGACTTCTCTTCTGAGGACGTCTTCGGTGTAAACGCGCTTGTTGCCGTTTTCTACCTCGCACATTTGCATCAAACCAGACAAAATCATACCGCCTTCAGAAACAAATTTCTTTTCTGCTTCTGTTAGTAGGTCTTGGCATATGCCGCCATCGCAAAGTTCATAAAATTCTCTGAGTAATTTCTTACCCATAGCTAAGAACCTTTGCAGCAGCGTCTAACTGGTTGCCCTCTTTTCCTCTTC